CAAGTTCAATTCCTTCCGTTTGTTCCCTCTCATCCAGTAAGTCAATGTCTTCAGCGAAGTCAAGCTCGTACACATCGTGTTGATCATATATTCTTGATTCGCCAAAGGGATGCCGGTTGCCGTTGATACAAAGGTAGAGAAGACGGATTGACCAGAACTGGATATATCCGTCTCTGTATATTTTTTCGATTTGCTCATCAGGTTTCTCAAGTATTGTCAAAAAGTAAAATTGATATAACTCCCTTGCCAACTCATTGTTTTTTGCAATGTTCTTGGTTGCTTTCTTCAGCCAATCGGCTTTGGAGAGTTCCAATATGATGGCATCCTTATTCAATTTTTCTTTTCAATAATGCAAATATAACCATCTTTTTCGTACTTTTTTTGGCATCTCAAAACTTGTTCTTCCTCATACAAGATGTGTATCGATGACGAGAGTCCTTTGGTGCAAGTAATCACCCAATAACTGAAGGGATGTTTCATATGTCTGTCTTGTGGTTTTGTCGTGTGTAACTAAATTATCAAAGACATTGATGGCATTCATCACGCTGGAATGGTCTCTCCCCAATATATAGCCAATTGATGAGAATGTCATCTTCAAGTGCTTACGGCAAAGGAAGGAAAACATATGACGAGCATACACCACGGATTGTTTTCTCAATGATGAAATAACGAGATCAGGTGTGACATCGTAGGCTTGACAACAAACTCTCATTGCATCTGTCCAGTCAGCATCAATGCTATTCAAATCGCACTTGGGTTGAATGATTTCTTGTTTAAGCCTTTTAATTTCTTTGTCGTGCTTGACGGTTATGTCTGCAATCTGTAGACGCAATCTGCGAATTTCTTGCTTCAGGTTGTGGGTTTCTTGATAGGGGTTCATTAGAATGTGATTTTACATTTGTTACACTTGTGCTTGTTTACGGTTTTCAGCAACCACACCTTCCCAAGTTGATTACACTTTGGGCATTTTGGATGTTCCTCAAGTACGATTGAATCATAGACGGATTGCCAGTACTCGTGACCTTGTGGCGTTTTGTCCCATTTGAACGCATCCAAGAGCATATCTTGGAGTGTGTTATAGCATTGTACCTTTTTGTCCTTTTCAACAAGTGAGATGAATTCTTTGTACATTGGCAAGTCCTTTGCTTTCGTTCGCAGTTGGTTGAATCTGCGGTAGTCAATTATTTTCATTTAGTTCTTGTATTATTTCAAAAAGTTGTTTTGCGATTTGTGGAACTATGGCATTGCCGTATCCCTTGATGGATTCTGCTCTCCACTTTGGAAAGGTAATTCCGTCCAATTTGGTGGGAATCCCATCATCTCCGCCACAAACCGGGGATTGAGTTGGGAAGTTTGACCAGTATGAAATTTGAGATAATTTGGTAGTTGCCCGATATGATTCATCACCGTGCCATTTTCCCCTCTTAGATGTTCTATTGAGTTTGCCCCTTTGTAGTCCCTTGTTGCCGGAGTCGGCAGCATCCCTTTGGATGCAAGTGTCGCAAGGTTTGGGGTGTGTCTCAAATGGCTGTTTGGACTGTTGTCTGCATAAGCATCCCCTACCATCCCTGTTGGTGTCGGTAACATTCCCCTCATTGCTTGTTGCCCCAATCCGAGAATGAATGGACTGTTCCCCTTCTCCATTTGTTTGTGATTCCTCGCATCCACTTTCTCTATCGGTGCTTCGTCCATCATTGCCGTTGGCGTAGGCAATAAACCAACATCTATCTCTTCGGTGCGGTGCGTTTTTGGCTGCAGCTGGAATAATAAACGGCTGAACTTCGTACCCTTCATTTTCCAAGTCAAGGCACACCTGCTCGAATACCAATCCGCCATCAATATTCGTGATACCAAAGACATTTTCTGCGATGACGAATTTGGGTTTAATCTCTTGTATTGCTCTAAGCATCTCGCCCCACAAGTAGCGTTCATCATCTGTGCCTTTTCTTTTCCCGGCAAGGCTGAAGGGTTGGCAAGGGAATCCTCCAGTAAGAATGTCAATTTTGTTTGCATATTTTTTAAAATCAGTTTTACATATATCAATGTGACTATCCGCATTTGGGAAGTGATAGTCCAATACTTTCCGTGGGAACTCCATCCACTCGCAATGAAAGACATTCTCCCATCCCATCCACTCCGCAGCGAGATCAAACCCACCTATTCCGCTAAACAATGAACCGTGTTTCATATCTTCTCCTTGTAACTGGTGTACATTCCTTCAAAGTATGTCGGTATTGTGACGCACTCACCGTTCCGGTTCTTTGCGATAATCAACTCGGCTTCTTCCATTTCGGGTTTCTCTTGCTCATAATACATCGGACGGAAGGGGAACATCACGATGTCGGCATCTTGTTCAATTGCACCTGATTCCCGAAGGTCACTCAACATAGGTCTCTTGTCTGCTCTCTCCTCACTCTTGCGTGATAACTGTGCAAGTATCATCACCGTAATTTTAAGTTCCTTTGCAAGGAGTTTCAGCGTTCGTGATATCTCTGCAATCTCTTGTTCACGGTTTGTCTTTGTTCCTTTGATTAACTGGATGTAGTCAATGACAAGCAAGTTCAATCCCTTCGTTGATTTGTGAAGTTTTGCTTTGGCTTTGATTTGTCCGATGCGAGAATCCACATCATCATCAATGAAGAACTCAATCGTTTGTCTGTTAGCAATGTCACACACCTGAAGGATTTCATTCTCTCTCAATTGTCCGTTGCGAATCTTCCAATTGGCAATGTCTCCAATCAGGGAAATGTATCTCTTTGCAAGTTGCTCATTGGACATCTCAAGTGAAATGAACAATGCCTTGCCTCCAATCTGTGCAAACTCCTTTGTCAAGGTCAAAGCAATTGCCGTCTTTCCCATTCCCGGTCTTCCAGCAACCACAATCAAATCACCTTCGTTGTATCCACCAATGTACTTGTCAAGAAATCTCCATCCGGTTTGTTTGCCCGTTAAGTTCCCACCGTTCTGTGCATTGAAAACGATTTGATCAACTACCTTGTTAGTCACCTTGACAATGCTGGATGGTTCTTTATGGGTTGAGAATGTTGTGCGTTCAACTACATTCTGTATGTCAGTCACAAGCTCATTCAATTCCTTTGTTACATCTAACGACAAAACGCCTTCAACAACTTGTTTCTTGATGTAATCGTGTTCCAATTGCATCAGGTGTGGTTTGATGTCCGTGATGCCGGATGCCTGTTGTTGAAGTTGAATAATCTCAATCACTTGAACTCGGTCAAAGTGTTTGGATAAACTCACATAGTCAATGGCTTCGTTGTTGTAGTACATCTCTGTCATAACCTCAACCAATTTGGATGACATTGAATCCGTAAACCAGTTCTTGTTGATTCTTGGTAGGAAGTGTTTTGCGTCATCGTAAAACAGCATATTCGATAGGATGATTCTCTCTGTGTTCATAGTACTGCAATTTTAGGTTTGTTAGTTTTAATTTCCTCGGTTTGAAGATTATTTAATTTCCAAGTTCTTACCGATGCCTTCCAATCTTTCATTTTGTTTTTACCAACTAACCAACCGTTTGATTCATAATGAGACATCCATCTTTCCGAAATGTCATTCATTCCGAGTTCTTTCATATAAGTTTTAACATCTTCAATGGTTGGTTTCTTAAATACTTTTTTATCTTTATCTCTTTCACTATCTCTATCACTATCACTATCGGCATTTTTGGTAAGCGGTCGTATGCCATCGGATGCGGTCGCATCCCACCGCTTCTTTGCATTGTCCGAATTCCGTTCACAAATGGATTTATATTTTACCAAATCTCTCATCAATGATTGCTTGATAGGTTCAAAAGCAATGCGAGTTATCACATTGTCCGTCTGTGGTTCTTGGTCATTCACATATCGTAGTATGTGCTTGAACAGATCACCAGCCTGTTCGTTTGTGAGTTGGTCTACCGTGTGAATTAAATCACAATAGAGTAGGAATGATTTCTTATTTTTTGACATAAAAAAAGCCCCATCAAATTAGTGCAGTAAGAGTGCGACTAATTCAACAGGGCAAATATCTTTTAACATACAGGATCTCTTACCTCCCAGTTAACGATACAAATATACTAATAATCTAAAGGATCACAAATATCAATCATTAATTCATCTGCAACTTCATAGTAAATAGTAAAAATTTCTTCGTTGCTCAAATGATTCAACTTAAACCATTCTCCAAGATCCCGAAATTCTTTGAAATATTCGTGCAAAGCTCTTTCTAATTGACGAGCTTCTTTGTGAGATTCGCATTGAAAATATTTAATCAATTCCAAACTATTTCTATCGGACATCAATGTCTTATATCTCTCCGTTGGCTTTGATGATATTCCAATTTTGTGATGCTTGGTTATGTTGTCATACATTAAATAAATATTTGATATTGGAGTTTTTCTTTTCTCATAAATCAAATCACGATTTTGTTCTAACACTTGTCTTTCAAGTTCACCTGGTTTGTCATCAAACATTGATCCGTGAATAGAGTATACCTCACCCCAAATCTTATACATCTCCAACACATTAATCCCAAAATGTGATTGTATATTAACACGATTTATTAAGACATTTTTTATATTATCAATTTCATAAAGTGATAAAATTTCCGCAATAACAACATCGTCATTTTCTTCAACGATTTCAAATAATAACCCCGTAAATGGACAATATTTAATGTCCTTATAAAATGTTGGACAACTGTCAAGAATGACATTTGTAAAAGCACAATCATCACCCAGCATTATATGATTGCACTCAAAATACTGTTTATCTTTATAGAAATGAATTAGAAATTTACCAGGTGATTCATCATAAAGGATTTTATAAAACTGATTGTCAATTTCCTGCATATCCTAATTCTTTTTTTACTTTTGATTGGTGTTTTTGTCGCAGCTCATAGGTCGCACCTCTCAATTCGGGATCATCTAACTGCAACCGTTGACGGCATCTGCGGATGGTTTCCGCTGGTGTTAACTTGCCTGATTCCAAACGATGGAAGAAGTTGAAAAGATTTGATTCGCTTCGCCAAATCATTGA